GGACACGCACCAGTCGATGTAATCGACCGGGGCGAAGTCCACTTCGTCCTCGTACTTGGTGTCGGGGAAGTCGAGCAACCGTCGTCCGATGAGCGGGTCGATGAGTCCCGCCGCCATCATGTCCTGCACGTCTTCAAGGCGCGCCGCCGGCGTGCGCGCGAGCGCCGACGTCGGGAACACGTGCATCACGTACTGGTCTTCGGCGAGGTCGATGTCAGCGATGTCCACCTTCCGCGCACCACGACGCGAGTGCGACATCACCGTGCCTTCGAGTGGCTCCTTGGCACGCAATGCTTCCCTGGCCTCGGTGATGCACAACCGCGCCACGTCCATGACGAACGTTTCGGTTTGGCGGGATAGGATGCTGAACCGGTCCGTCTCGATGTCGTCGCGGGTGCGGATGGCTTTGCCCGACTCGAGGCCGGGCTCCACGCGACCACCGGCGGTAGACTCGGTAACGCCTTCTTGCACGTACGCGCGCTGGATGAGTCGGTCGAGCTGCGCGAAGACTTCCGGGTGCACGGTTTGCGGCGTGACCACGAAGGGCTGCGTGCCACGGTACGTGAGGATCGACCCCACCATGTTGTTGAGGTGGGCTTTGACGACCTTCGAGCCTTCCTCGACGTAGACCGTGGGCTTAGCGAGGAGTCGAAAAGACTCCTGGATGCGCTGGAGGATGACGTTGATTTCGATTTGGATGGACTTCAAGCGCTCGGACGCACCTTGGCCCCAAAACCCAGCCACGGGCGGCGACCACTGCAAGAACGCGAACGGGTACGAGTCGCGGGTCCAATCTTCGTAGAGCAACGTTTGTCCGTCCACGGCGATGACGTGGCGTCCGTCCTTGGCGCCCGGCGAAGACGGCAAGTGCCACGCTTCGATGACTTCTACCTGCTGCGAGTTCGGCGTGCGTGCGTCGGACGGGTACTCGGTGACGGACCCGGCCGCGTCGATTTGGTCGCGGTACTCGGGGAACATATCTTTGAGCTGCCACTGGTCCACGCGTTTGACGCGGTACAGCGAACGCGGGTCGCCGAAAGCCGCGTCCGTGGGGTCTACCCATAGTTCACCTGGAATCACGCGCTCGATGCGGATTCGCCCGTGCTCACGGAACACGTGCGCGATGCCGGTGCCGGCCCACCCCGCATCGCGGAACACGACGGGCAACAAGTCGTAGAACTTCGTTTGGTAGAAACTGCCTTCCGTCCACGTTTCTAGGTCTTGCGCAGCGCGTTTGCCGTACCAATCCCCCGAGTCGGTGATGTACGTGGGGAGCGGTCTGATTTTCCCGACGCGGGCCGTCAAAGTGTCGAGGACGGACTGCACGACGTTGTAGCGAATGCGGTCGTCTTCCCACAGCCCCACCGCCGACGGGCTTGGGTATGCCCCGAGGATGGATGACCCGCCCGATAGAGCCAGGATGTTGCGCCCCGCGTAAAGGCGAGCGTACAACGTCAGCCGGTCGAGGCGCGACGTGTCTCGGGAGCGGATGGATTGCATGGCCGCGATGACGGCCACGCCGGATTGGTCGCGGGTTTGCAAGTCATCCGTAACCCACCAGGGCTGCTGCAACGACGCGTTCGACGAGTATGAAGTCATGTTGGGTCAGTCCGTGGAGTAAAGGAGCAGGGATTCCCGCTCGGTGTGTTCACGCTGTTCCCTCACCATGCGTTCCTCGGTGGTTTCTTCGTGCGACGCACCACCCGGTTCGGTTAGGTCCTGGTTTAGCACGGCCATACCGCCGACGTCACGTATGGCCACGTCTCGTAGCGTCACGCGCACGTCGCCCACGGTGAGGTCGGATACGCCGTTGGCCCGCATAAACGCGACGTAGGCCGCCAGGTCTACCAATCGTCGTTCGAGTCCGCCCACGCCAGGTCGTGGTCCGGTTCGGGGTCCGGTACGTCGTTTTTCCACATTTCTTCCTCTTGTTCCTTCCACCACTTCGCACTCCCTCGCTCGGCTTTCACCACGTCCGGCACGTGCGACCACGCGCGGCACTCCCGCCACGCGTACAGCGACGCATCGGACAAGTGGTTCTCGAATCCGTCCGCTTCGACTTCGCGGTTGGCGTCTTTCCATGGCAGCGTCGCCATTTCCGTGAGCCACGCTTCATTCATGTTGGGCAACACCCGGATGAGCCCCGCTTGAAAGTCCCCGTTCATCAGCTCGATGTAGCCGCGTTTGTCGCGCTTTTGAGCGGGTTTGAAGGGGATGCCGAAGCGCTTACGAGCTTCTTCGATGTAGCCTTTGCCTAGGCCGCCGGCGTCGCCGACGATGGCGTCGAACCCGCCGTACCGTTCGATGAGCTGCCCGGTGCGCTCGGCGACTTCCCCAGGGGTGAGCTTATCTTGCTTGAACGATTCCAGGCACCACGTTTCGGGGCGGTTGGCGTAGTAACACCACACCGACCACGCCGTGGAATCACGGTACCCAAAGTCCACGCCGAGCACGTAGCGGAGTTGGTCGGTTTCTTCTGGGCGGGACTGGACGGAGTTCCGCACGTGGTTGTACTGGTACACGAGCGTTTCGGACGCTTGCACCCATTTCCCGAGCCACTCGCGCATGTACACCGGGTGCGATTCGGTCCAGTGGTTGAGTTTGCGCTCTTCGGCGAGGTATTCAGCGGGCTCGCGGAAATACGGGTTGTCGAGCACGGTCCAGTGGTGGACAGACCACCCCAACGACTTATCGGTGCACACTTCGTAGAAAAACCCGACACACACCCGCGACGGCGTGCCGGTGAGCAAGAGCTGCCCGCGTAAGTCGCCCAGTGCCGGACGGAGAATGTCGATGACGAGGGCCTTGAGGATGTCCGGCGCGAAAGAGCCGCACTCGTCGATGGCTGCGCGCAAGTATTTACCACCACGCAACCGCTCAATGGCTTCCGCGTCGTCGGCACCGCCGAGCAAAATCGTGGACCCGTTGAGCGGGTCGGACACCGTGAGTTCGACTTCGCCGAAGGAGAACCCGAGCTTGTACTTGTGGTTCGCGGCCTTCATCTCCCGCCACATAATGCGCTTGGCTGAGCCGCGCGTAAGCGCCAAGTACGCCGACGTGGTGTTTGGATGGTCTTGCATCCCTTTGAACAACCACGCCATGACCGTGTGGGTTTTGCCCGAGCGACGACCCGGGTGCGCCGCGATGGTGGGTGTGGGGTCTTCGATGATGGCGAGTTGTTGCGCGAACAAGTCCTTCAAGTACGGACGGGACTTGCGGCGGGCCATTTCGGCCACGACCGCGCGAGCGCGCGCCACCGCCGGGTCGACGGTGATGGTTGGGGTGGTAGCGGTGGTGCCTGGTTCGCTCGGTGCCTTATCGTCCTGGAGCCCGGTCACGGCTCCTTCGGCCGAGCGGCTCGGCGTGGCTTCGACGGCGGTGTCTCGGCTACGGGCTCGGGCACGACCACGGGCTCACGCCACGGCGTGGCCAAGGCGACGAAGTGCCACGGCATGAGGCTGCCGTCTTCCAGGCGAACGATGGATGTTTGGTCGTCGAGTTCGAACGGCGTGGATTGCAGTCCGCGCGCGCCCACCGCGAAGCGGTCGCGGGACTCGCCTCGGTAGTACACGGGTTTCACCACGAAGAACTCTTTGAGTTTGACGATGGCCATTAGGCGGCTCCGAAGGCATAAGGGTCGAAATCTAAGCCAAGGTGCTTGACGTAAGACGCGGCGTCGGGGGTCGTGTGGGAACACCGACGCAAGAGCGAGTTGATGGGGCCAACGAGCGCGGCCCCGTGCCCGACGCGACGAGCTTGGCCTTTTACGTACACATAGTCGAGCACGTCGTCGTGAAACGCGCACCACCCCACGATGGCGTCCTCGTCGGCCGTCAAACACCGCACCATGATGCACGGCCACGACGGGTCGGGCTGGTACGCGAAGGCGCGTGCGATGTAGTCGTCCACGCGTGGTTGGTAGTACCGGTGCCACGCCGGCATCCCCATTTGGTGGGCGATGGCCGAGCCGCGTTGGTTTTGAATCCACGTGGACGCGACGAAGCCACGGTCCAGGTCCTTGATGTGACGCACCGTGTATTCGGGGACGTTCACCGAGTGATTGGACCAGGCCTGGGTCACTTCGACTTCGCTCGGCGCTTCACCGAGTAAGCAATCGCCACGGCTTGCTTCACCGGTTTGCCGGCGCGGACCTCGGCGCGGACGTTGGATTTGAACGCGGACTTTGACTTGGACTTTTTGAGCGGCACGGTGTTACCTCACCGTAGCTGAATGGACTTCGACGGCGGGTGGAGCACGGAATCGTCTTCCTCGATGACGCCGACGACGTTGTCCACGTGAATCATGATGTACGTGGTCCCGTTGTATTCAACGTCTTGCGCGCCTCCGGACCCAGTGTGGAAAATCACCGCGTCGCCCACGCGCACACCCATGCGCTTTGAATCCTCGTCGTGAATGACGGTGACTTCGGCGCCGGGTTTGCGACCGATGGATTGCTCGGGCTTGATGATTCCTCCGGCTGTTACAGATGCCTCGTCGCGCGGCACGGCGATGATGTAGTTGGGTACGGCTCTAATCTTCATTGGTATCCTCGTGGTACTTGGACAACATAAACAACCCGCGACACACTAAGTGAGCGGCGTGGTGTAGGCCGGACTCTGCGTCCAAGACTTCACCCAGCCTAATCCTTTGCAAGTGTCGCATGGACGCTTCCCAGGACTCGTTGAAGATGTCCGGGCGCGTGCGCCAGTCTTCGGGGCCATACTTCGTGGCACCCAGTAGCAACACACCCAACACGTCATGCATTGCTTCCATGGGTAGCAGTCGCCAAGGGTCCTTGGCTTCCGCTGGACGCGCCGGTCGGTCGTCGACGGGTTCGGGCTTGAACCCAAATCGCACGCCGCCGATGCAGTGTCCGTGGATCCAGCCGGGTGGGTCGCCGACGTAGGTGGCGTAGTCGAGTCCGACGATAGGTCCTCCGCAAACGGAGCACGACTTGGGTGTGTGCTCCAGCACGTCGTCATGGTCCAACGGGCCCTCCTCGCTTGGGCGCGGCCTTGAGCACCGCGTCGCGCACCCACTCTCGCGCCACCCGGTGGATGGACACGCCGCGCTTGGCGGCCACGCGTACTAGCACGGTGAGTTCTTTGGGCGATACGGCGAACTCGATGCGCTTGCGGTCAGGGTTGTGTCCCACGGGTGGGGTGTATACCGGAACTGTCCGGAACTGTCCACTGCCCCAAAAAGAAAAGCGCCCCGGGCTGGGACGCTTTCCGTGACTAACAGCTGACGGGCCTGGTCAGAACATGGATTCTTGGCGACGGTCCTGGGCATTATCGTAGAAGTTCAGGAAGCACGACCCGAGGTCGATGGTTCGGCCGTCGGTGAGCGTCACGGTCATCGACTCCACGCCGGGGCGGACTTCGCCGGTCTTTTGGTTGGTGTATTCCTTCGGGTACACGAACGAC